GGTTTACAACGGAACCACTTGTTCCTGAGTGTTCAGGAGTAACAAACACGTGGGTGTGCCCGGAGTGCTCAGTGGTATTGAGAGTGTAGTGTGCCTGCATTCCTTGACCAACAATACCTGTTAGCCCATCTGCAACTAAATCAGCGGTAGCTGACCCAGGTATTACATACCCTTTGAGCCACCCTAAGGTATTAGGGTATAGAACTCCAGCAATTGCTTGTCCAAGCCTAGTAACAAACCCAATACCTTCTGACGGCGTTTCGTCTTGACCACCCAAGGGTTGGTGGCTGTGTTGCCCACCATTGACAGTGTTGCCAGAACCATGACCATGGGCAATACTATGTGTGTGATCACCAATTGTGTGAGTGTGCGCCCCAAGACTGTGGGTGTGGCTGGGCAAGTTGTTCTCACTAATGGATATTGTTGAACTTCCACTAACGATTCCCGCCGTAGAGTTACCAGTAACAAACTTTGATGTCGAAGAGTACATATTTGGAAGTGCAAATTGGGTGGTTGTTTCTGATCCATAATCGTCACCTATAAGCCCGTACAACGCAGCGTACGACTCTTTTGAGACCATCTGACCATTACACTCTAGCCAAAACGTTTTACCAGCAGGGTTTGGGCTCGTAGCGTTACTTGGCCACATAATAATTGACCCAATAGGTGTTACTGACCCAGAGTCCTCACTTAGTAGGAGCTCAATCCATGCCCCATCACGCTTAACGTACACACCTGATGAACTAGCGCCTACAGCGTTTTTATAGTAAAAATCGCCGTTTGAACCAATACCGTTTGACGGCACTGCATTCCCACGGAGGCTTGTGGTAGATGGGACGTTTACACGCTTGTCAACGATGTTGGCGTTTGAAGGAGAGGTTGCTCCCTGACGGAACACCATAGCCAAAACAACATCGTCTTCTGTGATGTACGTAGATGTGCTAACCCCAGTGGTAGTTAGCAGACGTGCTGCTGACTTAGGATAAGTTGGGTTTGTAACACTTTGAACACCATCAATAATTGTGATAGTCGCAGTGTTTGTTGCCGGTGTGCACCTAACAACAACAGCATCAAACCTATATCCAGATGATGGACCGGCGCTTAGTGCCTTACCAGCATCTCCAGAAACTTCGTACACTACTCCTCTGAGGGCTACAAATCCACTAGCGATGGCAATTAAGCCAGATGACGTTGAGGAAGTTACTGCGCACCCAGACAATACACCAGTAGATCTATCACCCAAAATTTGAAAATCAAGTGAGTCTGGTTCAGCTTGATCCAGGGCAATAAATTTAGTACCGTCAACGTCAGTTGCGTTAGGGATTATGTAAGGCATTTACACCTCAAGCCATAGTGTCGTAAATGTTTCCGTTTGCACGAAGGTAGTTAAAAAGATCCTTTGGAAGCTTGTAGGTCTTGCCGTCCTTGAAGTCAAATCTTGTTAGTCCCCAGATCATGAGCCAGGTTCCCTTTACTCGGGCCTTAACAAAGTCCCCGTCCGTGCTAGAGACGGTAACGGGCTCTTCGATTACTACTTCATCCTGCTCTTCAGCGGGTTCTGCCCAATTTGTTGTTGTTGTAATTTTACGAGGCATTGTGTTCTCCTTTTAGTTTTACCATATAAAGCAATATGGTGGGGGAATTACCCCCCACCATACTACATCATCTGAACGTTAAGTTCAGGAAATTGCGCCACCGAGTGTGTTGAGAATTACTCGGCTTTCGTGGGTGATTACACCGAATCCCCAGATGGCGTACCAGGCAAGACCGTGCTCACGACCGAAGTCAATGACACCGCCGTCACGGAGCTCAACCGGGAGGCTGATTGCATGACCGAAAGCGTTGTCACCGATCATGATGGCGTTGTAAGCCTCGGCGTTTTCCTGGAAGCCAGAGGTAGCGCTGGTGTCTAGTGTTGAACCCATTCCGTACAGAGGAGCGGAAGCAGCAGTGGCGTCCAAGCCCTTCTTAACCTGAGTGGTTTCGATGAACACTACGTCGTACAGACGACCGATTTCACCAAGCATGAAGTTGCCGGGGGCAGCGTACTTGGTGACTTCGATGAACTCAGGCCAGTCACGGAGTGAACGGCTCTGGCTTGGGTGTACGAAGCAGACGTAGGTGTCGCCCAAACGGGGGATGTTCTGACCGGCGAGAACTTCAACTGCGTCCTTGATGGAGGCGGGGCTGAGGTAACCGGGGGCAGAAGCTGAACCTAGGGTGCCAGCGTCGTAGGGGCTGATGGCTCCACGGGTGGTAGCAGCATTACGACCAAACACAACGCTTGGAGGAACAGCTGATCCGCCACCGAACGGTACACCGTTCTTGTAGAGGGTGTTGCGAGCCTGGATGTCCATGCTCTGGGCCATGTGACGACCAAGTAGACGAGAAGCTGATGCCATAACGTCATCGAATGATGCGTTGAGCAGCAACTCGGTAACGGCAACAGCCTTACCATGCTCGCTTACGGTGATCTGAATTTGGCTTGCGGACAAAGCGACGGGCTCCATACGGGTACCTTCGCTAAGGGTTGCTCCTGCTGACTCATCAACTGACAGGTTGTTGTAACGCATGAAGTTGATGGTCAAACCGGGCATGACACCGAGTTCAGTCTTCTTAACAGCGAACTGCTCAAAGCGAAGCACGGGCATGGCCTGGAATAGGATTTCCTTTGACCAAATTTGCTGGATTGCGGGAGATAGAGCGGAACTACCGTCAGTATAACCGGTCACTGAACCGGTAGCTGTACCTGTAATTGCTCCACCTGCTGGTGCGGGTAATGCCATGTTAATATCCTCCGATGGATAGGGTTAGTTTGGGTTTAGTAGCGGCCCCGTTGCTGAGACCGTGTTGCTGACAGTAACTTTTCACGCATTTTTACATATTGATCCATCGGCATATTGCGGATATCCTCCGCGCTAACCGTTTGGTATTCCATTTGGTTGTCCAGTGGCCCAGACGGAGGAGCCGTTACCGGAGCCCCCTTCAAGCGAGGGGGACTCGCTTGCTGGATTGATTCAATTATAGCAGTACTTCTATCACGAAGTACGGTAATGCTGTGTTCAATCTCCTCTTCAGTATTACCTGAAATAAGATCGCGCAGCTCTGGAATGATGGTTTCTGACTCCGCCTGAATACGTCTCTGGCGGTAAGCCTCTAGTTGCTGGAGATAGCGCTCCTTTTCAAGCATGGCATCCTGAGCCTGCCGCTGCTTTTCAAGCTCGGCAAACTTCTGGCCCCATTCGTTCTCGACCTGGTTGATTCGCTGGTTCCACTCGTCCTCTTTCTTCATGAGGAGTTCCTTGGAACTTAGCTCTTCAAGCTCACGTTGACGAATGAGCTCAGCTTCCTTCTTAGCGCGATCTGCGGCCTCTTTAATGGCCTTTTCACGTTCGCTACTAAGCAGGTTTAACTGCTCTTCCATTGACTTGACACGATGATCAGCGTCCTCTAGACGCTTATACATCTTCTCCTTCTCCTGCTGGCGCACCTTTTGGATGTCCTCTTCAGAGAAGTACTTTTCTTCCTGAACCTTTGGAGCCGGAGCTTCTTCCGGATCTACGGGAACCTGAATACCATCTTCAAACTTTGACATAAGTTAACCTCTTTTAGTTGGGCTGATAATGACTGATTTAAAACAACTATTTATTCTTCGTCAGGAACACGACGCTGGGCAAACCTAGCTCCGTATGCCTTTGCAACTATATTGTTTACCATTCCTTCTACAGGACCGCCTACCGCCTGGGTTCCCGGTAAGGTACCTCCAGGTTGGGCAGGAGAACCTGCACTTGTTACATTAGCACCTCCAGCGGGTACCGTGCTGGTACCCTCGGGGCCAGGTAGCAAGCCTGTGGCAAGCATGACCGCTTGGTTGATCTGTGCGCGAAGCATGTCAAGCGCTCCTTGATCAATAGCATCATCTCGCAATTCTTCAAATATCTCAGCAAGTTTTTCACGTGGGAACTCTTCACCCAACATACGCATAGCGCCTTCTTTGGACTCAAGCCCCATCGCCATCTTGGCCTGAGCTTCGTTAAGTTTAATAAGCACATCAACTGGTAGTGGTTCTGGCCAGTGTATTTGAGTCTTGTATGTCAAAGGATCAGATGGGTCAAGTTGTGGCAATTGATCACCCTCTGGTGCTTCGGCTTTAGAGGGGTCGTAAATAAGAAGCTCAGGTTGGAAAATTGCAGCAGTTCGGATTATTATTTCGTTAATCTTTTCCAGACCTTTTGTAAAATGGATTCTCTTCATGTTGTAGCGATTCATCAACGGCTGATATTGGATTGACAAAGCTACACCAGAAGTGTTAGACACTGGTTGGAACTGGCCGAGGGCGGTCTCTGGTACTCCAGTTATTTCGTGCATAACACGCTTTAGGAACTGAATGTATTGAAGAGCTCCAGCCATGTCACCACGTGACTCTAGGTTTGTAACTGACGCATCCTTTGGCAACCCAGCCCAAACCTTCTTTGGTCCACGCTCTAGCTGGCTTGCCTTAGCACCAATAATGATTGTCACGGGAGCAGCATGGTAGTTAATGATGTCCGATATTTCGGTCATCTTTTCGTTTAGTTCGCGGTTAAGTGGGATTATGTCCCAAATGTCAGATTGACCCCAAGGTGACGACGAGATAGTCATATTTGGAATATGTACTACTGGCACACGGCCAATTGGGTTAGGGTACTGATCCACTAGTTCATCATTGATGTATTGCTCAATACTGTCATCAGTAAGGATTTCAGTAAAGGTGTATACCTGCCGTGTACCTTCTGGAGAAGTCCCCCAGAATCGATACTTGAGCTTAAACCTCAGAAGACGATCACGATCATGTGGGTGGTACTCAGGGAAGCAGTGGGCAGGGTTTAATGGGATTACTCTGATTCGCCCTTCGTTCATAATCCCTAGAGGATCAATAAAGGGTTCTTCGTAAGCAACCTTGACAAAGCAGTCACCTGTTACTCCAGCAAGCTGCCCCATTTCCCATAGAACGTTGTGCTTAGAGTTGTCTACTTCCCAAACTTTGTGGAGTAGGTGGGGAATAATTGCAGCGTTTTGCTCTGGAACTTTCCATTGAACGCCCTTACCAAAACAAAAGTTTGTAATGTAATCGGCAAAAGTTCTAGTGTAGTTTAGGGTGATGTTTTGTTCGCCCTGCTCACGACGATATGACCAGTGGTGACCAAGGTACCATGCCCAACATGCACTATAGCGGTTTAAGCGAGGTCCATGTACTTCAAACTCTTCGTCAGCAAGCTCAACCAGACCAAGAGGGGATATAGCAACAGTTAAGTCACTAGAAGAAGCTCTGTAACTCGGTGACCAGAAATCAATCGGCATTAAATCCCCTGGTGTTTAGATCATTAATGATTAGTTGTTCTATAGAACTTGGAACGTCAATGTATGTTATTGATTGTACCATCCCTAACGGGATATGAGAAGGATTGCTGTAATAAACCTTACTATCTAACTCGTTACGGTCTGCTAACCACGTACCAACTAACGTAATGTGGTCTTTCAAAAAGTCTTCTACTACCCAACCAATTGAGATTGGCCGAACTGGGTGGGGCTTGTATTCTGTGGGGTCCACCCACCCAGTAGGGCCATCAAAGGCGTCAAGCCATGTAATTAAAGCAAGCTTTGGAATAGTAGGTTTCTTAGACTTTTTGGCTTTGTGCATTGTAAAACTTCCCTCTAAAGAATGCTGTTCCGTTATGAAACGGTATTTGCTCGTAGAAAAAGTTTCCCTCACCGGGTTGGTAAGTCACAACACCAATACCCTGTTGCCAATCTTCAACAATGGTCATTGGCCGTCCATCCAAGTCGATGGACCCTTTAGTGGAGGGTACGGTCCCGTCGCATCTTGCCAACGTACCAGGGGATGCGGCCATGATAGTCTTGGGTCCATCGAAATCGTCGCGTGAACGCTCCGCCCATTCGCGGCGGTGGATGTGCCCGTATAGTACAGAGGATTTCTCTGTGTTGAGGTAGGCATGCGCTGTAGACCCGTTACTGCGTACTTTTGTGCCGTGGATGACCCGGAGTCTTTGGTTGATCCAAAATTGTCCCGCTGGATAGCCCGGTACATAATCCACCCCATAATCATCGAAACGGCAGAGATAAGGGATAGACAGAACAGGCCAAGAGTCAGGGGTGTTACCACGCTTGATGCCGAATGCTGCTTTCGCATTGTCGAGGACAAAGTTCACCAATCTTTCTTCGTGGTTACCAGCTAACCAAACTATTCTAGCGTTTGGGGCAACCGTGCGTAATTGAGCACAAAGTACTGTAGCCCGGTCTATGGACGCTTGCGTCGTCAATGCATACGCACTGCTTAATCTGTACTTTCCAAATTCAGGAAAGTCCAAGTTATCTCCAACCAAAACCACTAGATCTGGGTTTAGATTCTTAACTATCGAAAATGCAATATCGATTGCTTCTTCGTCGTGTGTTGGCTCTAGCTCACCAGAACGAGCTCTAAAGTAACCAATCTGCATGTCTGGTAGAACCACACAGGTTTCATACCCATCTTTGTTAGATGATGCTTTTGCCGTCAGTTTCGGCATTCGTACAGATGGTCCTGGCTGTACTACAGGCCATTCAGGTGCAACGGTCAACGCTTTAACAAGATCACTCACAGCCACACCGCCCGTTCATATGACGAGAAATGGTGCTTGAGCTAACTGGGTAACCGTTCTTGGTTAGGATTTCAGACAACCAAGTGCAAGAGTAGATCTTTGCTCTACCGTTACCAGAGTCAGTCTTTATTGCCTTTTCTGCGTTTTCTACAGCCCCAGCTTCATCAGCTGGAAGGTTTTCTTTGATGCGCGTGTACGAGCACTTTTGTTTCATAGAGCCCGTGTGACGCTCCATTAAGTCTTTGATAAGACCGTTGGAATCTGACATCTAATACTCCTTGTGATACCACTCTGATTGAGAGTGTGTTTATGCGGCAGTTGTGCCACTCGTAGTATACACAGGTTTTGCGTTATGCAACGCATTTGAAAGTGCTTGTATTAGTGCGTAGAGTTCCTGCTCTTCTTCAACTCCACGAGCTGTTACACGCTGAAGGTATTTGAGTGCTGCTGCAATCTGCAGGATATTCATAAGTGCTCCTTTTTGGTGGAGCACTTACTGTATCAGATCTCAGCCAGAAACAACCGTCTTGTTGGGAAGATTCATGTGCCCACCTGTGTTATAGGAGTACTCAAACTGAGGCATGCCGTCGCCTGACATTGAACCCATGACGAACTCTTGGAGGTGGTCAGGGGCTTCAATCCAGGTAGCTGAGCCAACGTGAGCACGCTCACGCATGGTCTCCTCAGGGTACTTGTAGAACATCTCGGGGTTGTTATGGTTCACCCGCATTGGCGAAGGAGCAGTGTCCTGGTAGGCGCCAATGCTGAAGTCCATGGGAACGTCGGTGTCAGTTGCTACGCCTTCCTCAAAGCGGAGTGGACCACGGTTCATGGGAATGCTGGGAGCAAGTGAGCGCTCAAATTGTGGGTCACCCTTTTCTGGGAACATTGGGGCGGGGGCTACAGCCATAGGTTATCCTCCTGTTGGAATGGACGTGTATATATGTAGATTACCACGTTTTGATGCTCTTATCTGAAAAACGGACTCTCAGATACGGTCACCATTGGCATGGTGTCAGCGACAGACATAGCGCATGCGATAGCCAAGGAATCTGGGTAGTCGTCAAAAGCGCCCTTTTCTTCTGGTGCTGAGGCCAATAAATAGGGTCCTCTGTACACCTTCTCTAGGTCTGACATTTGCTGATTAAAGCGTTTCCATGATCGTGTACGACGTGCTTTTGAGTGACCAGGGATGATGAGTTGGTCACGCTGTATAAGTTCAGTTAGATGAACCCAACGTTCATTTTGGTTTTTGGCGTCTGAGGTAACAGCAAGGACCTCAATTTTTGGAAGCAAAATTTGCAACCGCTCTGCTACAGCACCGCCAACACCCTGGGCATCAACACCAATTCTGTACACATTATAATTGCGAAGAAAGTCAATAATCTCAAAATACTGGGATTCCCATTCTTCATTGTTAATCTCCAACCAGTTTAGGACTCTATGTTCATAGAACCCAAAGCCATCAGGATGATCCCAATCAACCCAACAAACCGTTACTACTGTCGAGTCATTAGATCTTGCTACGTCAATTCCAACGACAACTGGTGTTCTCCACCACTGCTTTACGAGGCCCATTGACTGGTCGTACATGCGTGATAGACGTTCATCTGAAACAAACATTCCCTTTTCAAGAATCCATTTATTGCAATAGGACATTTGGAACTCGTCAGAATCTTCTCCGATTCTTATTTTTTCCTTAGATATGAATTTTGCGTAGTTGTCATTGTACTTTGCGGCTGTCTTCCAGTCGTACTCAAAATGGCACTGACGGTGATTACGGCGAGAGTTGACATCACGGCGTTTGTTGAACTGGATCATTTTGTAAAAATAGGATTTGTTACGAGTTGCGGTTCCAGTAAGGGCAATACTCCCGTTGTTGAACGCCAACATGGGTTTGATTGATTTAGTGATCATAAACTCGTCGGCTTCCTGAGCCTCGTCTACTAGCACAAAATGGTAGGTTTTAGATTCAATCTTTGCCTTAGGGTTACAGGTTTGCATACGGCACAAAGACCCTGAATGCTTAAGGCTTATGATCCTTCCCTTACCACGAGACCCACCAGATGTGGCTTTGTCATCGATTTCTGGGTCAAGGAGAAAATCCATAGCGTGATCGCTAGTAAGTTTATTTACAATACGGCTAAATACCGTATCAGCCTGGTCTTCTACTGGAGCAAACACCCCACACCAGAATCCTTTATCAAACTTTCCAAGCCAGGTTGGATAGACTTTTGACAACTTAGGAAGAATAACCATCATAGATGCGAGCACGTTTGATAGTACTTCTGATTTTCCAGACTGGCGGGTAGCAACAAGTGTAATCTCTTCACCGTCACCAATAACAATTGACTCAATCATTCGATACGCAATTGGTATTTGGTATGGGAAAAACGTTACGTTACAAAATTCCTCTGTAAAGAGGATGAGTTTCATAACTAACTGATCAATGAATTCCTGGGATGTTTCATCGAGCTCAATCGCCTCGATGTCCTCTGGTATCGAACCTTCTTCTGCCACTTGTTGCATAAACTAATTATACTTCTTCTGTATAGAGTATTCCTTGGTTTGGAATATCTAGTGGTTTCTTTGGCATTCCAATGGATTCAGCAATTCTGTCAATCAAATAAAACAGATCTGGCAAGCTCACTAAGTACCCGTAGTCTTCCCGTTCACCAGAAATTATTGGTGACACAGCACCGAAGTCGTAACCAAGGTGGTTAATGCTGTTAACCAACTCATGCAGGTACTCACGATCTTGCCCGTTACCGCGAAGCAAAGCTTTACGGTTAGGGTGAGGATTTTCCTTGTCTGTTTTTCTGTTTAAATTTACCATTAGTTGTCTCCTGTACGCTCAATAATACACTAATTGTTGTTCAAACTAGCTTTTCTAGTCAAAAGTTCATCCCAAAGAGCATTAATAATGTCTAAATGCTGCGCAACTTCTTCCTCTGGAAGGTCGTTGTACCTCCAGCTGTCAAATGTTTGCCCAAGATTCATGATCGTAATATCCATCCAATTAACTATTGATGGAGTATCCATTTTTTCAATCCGGGCTAACTTTTTGTGTGTCTGGGGCTTTTGTTCTCGTTTAAAAAACATCACCACTCCCGTATGTCGCTCGTTGAAGTATCTAGGTATCTGCCACCTAGAGCGCCTAGGATACCCTCAGTTTCGTCAGAATGTTTTGATTTCTTACAAATGCCAAATTGAAAAGAATACCTACTAATGCTCACCTGTAAACCCTTACCTACTTTCCAAGGAAAGCTAGTCTGACGCATAAACCCAATAGACAACAATGGTGTTCCTTTAGGCGTGTTATCACGTGTTATCCAATAAATAGGGCCTATATATTGAAGTCTGTTTAGCGTGTCTCTAAATAGGAAATATAGAGATAAGCTTATTATTGTTAAACATACAACAGTTAGTATCATTTGTTAACCTTATTCTCATACGTATACAAAAGTGTGTGGTTCAAGTACGTCAACTATAGCTTGCCCAAGGCTCACCGACTCTTTAAACTCAATAAAATCTTTAACGGGCATTGGACCATATTTGCATCTATTGGACGGCTTATTGTAAGCTCTTTTTATAAACTCAACAGTTACGTATCCTTCAAGAGTGCCATTTTCCAAAGCTTTTTGATTATTGATCGTAACAGGTTCTTCTGTAGAAAAGTTAAACCTCCTTACTCTACTGCTGCGGTTAGGGCCCTGGTAGTAGACATCGGTTTCAACAATATTAACCATTGTAAATATTTGTGGGTTTAACTTATCCCATTCTAAGGTTAATACCGCGTCTGGATCTTCCTCAGTTTCACTGTCGTCAACTACATCTGGTCCGCTAGCGGCTCTCTCTGCAGTACTACCAGTGTCTGCAAACAAAGTTTTACCAAGACCCTCAGACGCCTCACTTTGCTCAAGAATCTCTCCTAGACCAGTCCCTAGTCTTTTTCTTTTCTTTAAAGCATCAAGTCGCTGTTTTGTCTCCGGGTCCATGGGCTCATTGGCCATGAGGTGCTCCTTAGTTGGCCGAAGTTCTGTCGTGAACTCTAAATGTGAATGTGCCCGTGTTTCCTCTAAATGCAGCTGTAGACCCCGCTCTTTTTACAAATATAGTTCCGCTGTCCGCAGCGAACCCTTTGCAGGTGTCTGGTAGTTGTGTCCCATAGAAAAACGCACCATAACTCCAGGTTGTTGACCTACGTACGACGGCCTCATCGGCCACAGCAAGGTTAGCCCAGTTTGTTCCAAATGAATCAGCATCGGTTAGACCAATGTTGTACGTACCAAGTGGTCTTGTCCATTCAAAGAATGAACCTTCACTGGTGAATGTAGTTCCCACGTTGTCTACAACGTATATTTGGTATGTAACTTGCCAAGTTTCACCAGAAGGTGTGTTTCTTCTGTTACTTGGAACACTCATAGTTACAGTGCCACCACTAAATGAGCCAGATGGTATGGAGTAGGTGCTACCACTGACATACCCAGAGCTTGACCCAATAAACGTTTGAATTACTGTAGCTGAGGCTACACCAGAACCTACGTCAGTGATAGCACCCCAGGTAACGTTAAAGCTCGACCCATTCTTAGTAGCTGTGGGTCTAGCTGTGTAGGGAGCAACAGGTCTAGTAGACCCAGTTCCACTCCCAGAACTAGACCTGTCATTGTTTGTAGTTATCGCTCTAACGGTTACAGTATAAGAAGTTTCATTAGCTAATCCACTGATTGTAAAGTTAGCAGATGAAACAGTTGTCCAGGTTGACCCAGAGTTCAAACTGTACTCGTACGGGGTAGTGCCGTTTAGGCTGTCTGTACCAGCAGTTCCGTCTGTAACAGCAACGTTGATCTTACCAAGATCAGTTGGGTGCATCGTCACAGATACTGATGGTGCTCCAGGAAGAGCTATTGGGCGACCAACCGTAGAGTTGGATTGTTCGGAGGCTCCAATTGAGTTAACAGCACGTAGCCTTATTGTGTAGCTTGTGCCATTTGTTAGCCCAGTGATGACCACTGGAGACGCAGTGCCAGATCGAGTTGTCCATGTTGCACCGTTGTTTAACGAGTACTGATAGTCAGTTGTGGCAGTTGTGCCAACCGTACCAGCAGTAAACGACACCTCTAGGCGACCTCCGGTAGTACCGTTTAGGTATGAAATACCCGTTATTGTTGGGGCGCCCGGTCTGATACCACTGCCAAGACCTAGGGATCTTGAAGACCCAGAAGAAAAGGTGGATACTAACGGCATTACGCAAACTTAGTCTGTGAGGCAAACACCGTGTATGTATTAGTAGCGGTTTTAATGATAGTGTAAGCGTATATATCTACGCTGTTTGCGCTGCCAGCTGTAGGTGCTGTGCCGCCTTGCCATTTAGGTGTAACTGCCGAGCCATCAATAGTTATGGATGTTGGGTAATACGGGGTAGACCCGTTTGTTACACCTACCGCAACTGTAATGCTTTGGTTATTTGAGAGCATAGAGTTAAGGGTAGTTGAGCCGTTTCCTCGTATGTTGAGTACAGTATTTGTTGTTGCGTTGCTGGTGTACACCCACGCAGATGAGGTCTTAACATCTATGTTTTGGGTAGACGATGGTGCTGAACCAACAACGTTCCATGATTCTATTGGGGCAGTAAATATTGGTGTTACTAAAGTTGGCGATGTAAATGTACCGGTAGTAACAGTTGGGTTTGTAACCGTGGCAGTAGATACTGTGCCACCGTTAATAGTGGGGCTTGTTAAAGTCTTGTTTGTTAGCGTTTCCGATCCAGCAATTGTTGCTCCGTTAACCCAAGTTAAACCAGTAGCTTGAGAAGAATCAGCTGCTAACATTTGACCGTCTGTGCCAACTGCCAACTTTGTTGGTGTGTTTGCAGCTGAGGCAACCAAGATGTCGCCCTTGGTTGTTAGGGTACCTCGCGTGATCAATCCAGTAGACCCGGACGTAGATACAGTGAGTGTAACAACCCCGGAAGTTCCACCACCGGTTAACCCAGTACCAGCTATTACCTCAGTGATTGTTCCTGAGTTAAAAAAAGGTAAGGACGCCCATGTAGTGCTACCATCTCCAACTTTTAGTTGCTTTGATGTAGTGTCTACACCAATCTCACCAGCTGCCAACACAGCGTTAGTGGTGCCTGCTGCGTCAGTCCACTGTTGAGTGGTACCACGTCGCATCTGTATTCTAACTGCCATTTGAGGCTCCTATCAGCCGAACATCTTCTTCCATGTTACAGGACCAACGATGCCGTCTGCTTTTAGACCATTAGCTGTTTGCCAAGCTTTTAGGGCTTGCTCTGAACGGGGGCCAAAGTCACCGTCAGCGGTAGCTCCGATGATGGCTTGTACAAGAGCAGCAGCTGGCCCTTTAGACCCACGCTGAACCGGGGTACCAGGGTAGTCAAACTTCATGGGGCCAGCTTCTGGAGACCCGCCTGAGGGCTTGATTGCCTCTACAGGGGCCGCTACAGAACCATCTGGGGCCTTATCGCCAAGACAGTACTGCCAGTGCCAGGACTCAAATTCCTTTGAGTTCTTGTCGCCGGTCTGAAGGTAGAAACCCCACTTAGGGGCGTTGGCGCACATCCACTCAAAGCAAGCTCCACCCATCGACTGAACCTTGCCACCAGCTTCGTAACCGAGGTCAATAGCAAGACCCCAACCGTGGTTAGAGCCCTTCTTGCCGGTTGGATCTGGGGCAGCACTGGGAGCCTTACCAGGCTTGAGATACCAGGTTTTACCCTCGTACTGACGAGTAACTTGAGGGTTGCGTCCCTGGTCAGTGGTGGTGTACCGGTCCATGAACATGTTCAACTGGCCCTGGAAAGAACGGTAGTCGCCAACATTCCTAAGCTTGTGACCGGCGGCAAGGGCGGCATCGTACATCTTGTTGAACTGCTCAGCGGCAGGTGCGTACATCAAACCACCGGTTTTTACCTTGGCAAGAAGCTCCTGCGGAAGCTGACCGTTCTTATGATTTGCTAGGGCTGAGGGAAGTACTAGTTTGATGTATGGGTAATTCACTCAGACCCCTTACCGAACGCAATGTCCTTGGGGTTAAGGAAGCGCATAGCAACAGGAAGGGCAGCGGCCCAGAGGGCATTAAGGGTGAGCTTCCAGTCTTGGGTAGCGGTGTAGGTAGCTACGGCAGCGCCAAGTACGCTACGTGCGTACGATGCAATTAGGGCTTTATTTTGTTTTGTCAGATACATCAGTGACCTCCTGCTTGGCCTTTTGGATAGCATCAATTGTAGCCTCTAGGACTGCTATACGCTGGGCCTGCTGTGAAATCTGATTTACGAGCGATTCAACAATCTTGTTGACGTCTAGTTGTACATTGGACATTATTCTTCTCCTGTTGATAGGTCTGGCGGAATTATATTAACCCATGAAAGGGTATTCTCATCCCATGCAAATGGGGTATCCCAACTTCTATTGGTAACTCAAAGTATGCCCGTGCTTCTTCTTCTGTATCAAACCAATACCAACCATCAACAGGATAGGTATGTTCATCTTTTGTTTCTTTGCGCAGTTCGTAATCCTTGTTGAGCACAAAGTTGGGGCCGTATAGCAGAATGCCGTCGTCGTTTTTGTAGAAGCCGGGGTTCATCCTGTGACCGTCCATCCTTTAGCAGTTGCAATTGCGGGGTTGTCGGTGGCGGTTCCCCAGTTGCCGGTGACAGACAAGGTTTGGGCGCTGACGGTCGGGAGGGCTGTGTAGTAAGCGTTGAGGTAAGTTGCGCTTAGTTTGCAGTATTGGATGCTGTGAGTGAATTTCATGTTGGTTGCTGAAATAGATTGCAGGCTGGGACAATTGTTGAACATGCTGGTGTAGGTGCCGCTGCCGTAAGCGCTTGCGCCGCTTAGCCCTGTCACTGACTGCAAGCCGTAACAATTGTTGAACATCTGAGCCATGTTGTAGACGGCTGCCGTGTTCGCCAGCGACACCGACTGCAAGTTGTAACAACTGCTAAACATGCCGCCCATGTCGGTGACGGCCGCCGTGTTCGGCAAAGACACCGACTGCAAGCTGGAACAACTGCTAAACATGCCGCCCATGTCGGTGACGGCCGCCGTGTTTGTCAGCGACACTGACTGCAAGCTGGAACAACCGCTAAACATGCTGTTCATGTTGGTGACGGCTGACGTGTTCGTTAGCGACACCGACTGCAAGCTGTAACAACTGCCAAACATCTGGGTCATGTCGGTAACGGCTGCCGTGTTCGGCAAAGACACCGACTGCAAGCTGTAACAACCGCTAAACATGAAGCTCATGTTGGTAGCGGCTGACGTGTTTGGCAGCGACACCGACTGCAAGCTGGCACAAGTGTCGAACATGAAGCTCATGTCGGTAACGGCTGCCGTGTTCGGCAAAGACACCGACTGCAAGCTGTAACAACCGCTAAACATCTGGATCATGTCGGTAACGGCTGCCGTGTTTGGCAGCGACACTGACTGCAAGTTGTAACAACCGCTAAACATGCTGTTCATGTTGGTGGCGGCTGACGTGTTTGTCAGCGACACTGACTGCAAGCTGTAACAAGCGTTGAACATGCCGCCCATGTCGGTGACGGCTGACGTGTTTGTCAGCGACACTGACTGCAAGCTGGAACAATTGTTGAACATGCTGTTCATGTTGGTGACGCTCGACGTGTTCGGCAAAGACACTGACTGCAAGCTGTAACAAGCGTTGAACATAACGCTCATGTTGGTGACGGCTGCCGTGTTCGGCAAAGACACTGACTGCAAGGCATTACAATTGCTGAACATGCGGGCCATGCTGGTTATCGAACAGGTGCCGATAAAAGCAAAGTTTTCTAAGCTCAGGTGAGTAATGTTCACACTCGATGCAGACATTGTGAAAGATGTGATAGATGAACCCTGGGCGCTTATTTCAACAATTTGCGACGAAGCGGAGGGGCTAATAACACTTGCATGCCTTAGGTTGAAATTGACCCCTGTAATGTTGCCAGTAATTCGGACTCGAGCTTGGCGATAACCCCTTGCTGACAAGTTCCCATAACTAGCCCACAAGAACTGTTTGGCGACCGACGTGCCTGAGGCATACGAGTTGCTTGTGCCATTGCCCCAATCAACCGTAAAATTGCCGGATGATGTCGTAACGCTGAACTGAAGAAAGTTTGAGTCAGGTTGATAAACGGCGTACAGAAAACAGATTTCTGTCGCTGCAACCGGAGTGGTATTTAGCCAATCTGATGGCCTAACCCAAGGCATGCCCTCGGAGTTGCGAAGGTATTTTTCGGGTCGGCTGACGTTGGGCAGAAAGTCATCGACCACACCAGTGCGTTGAGTGCGTTGGGCAAACCTTGACATTAGGCAATCTCGTTGACGTATCCGCTGATGTTTACCTGGCTTGCAGTATCAGCAAACGCCCGGACAACGAGTGGCGTTGCGTTTCCTTTCAAGATGAGGCCAGGGACAACAACAACAAGACCGCTCTGCGCTGGCAAAGCGAACGTGATGTAATCATTCGGGCTGGTTGTCCCACCCCATTGAATGGTCACGGTGCGTTGAACGCCTCCAGGGTTGCTGGCATACAGCCAGATTTCCTGAAATGTGGTGGCGGTGCTCGATCCAGTGTGAATGGTGGTGCCAGGCGAGCTGTTGGTGGCGACCAAGATGGGTCGTCCATCGGTTGATCCGCTGAGTATTTTTTTGCTGAACGTAGCCACTGGTGCTCCTAACTAAAAACCTGGTTGGCAAGAATGTTCTGGTCGTCTTCAAAGTTTGGCATCACCGAGATGGTTTGCCATTCAAGGCCAGTTGATGTTACCGAATTAGCAACCAAGAACTGGCCGTTTGTTCCGACCGGCAGCCGGGCTGCAGTGTCAGGTGCGCTGGCAGCGATCAAGTCGCCTTTGGCATCGAAAATGGTGTCTGGGATGCCACCGCTGACTGTGGCTGGCACAAACTTGGTGCCGTTGTATTGAAGTACCTGATTGGCTGACGCTCCGGTCGTGTCAATCTCGATGCCGTCAACAGTCAACACCGAGGTTGCAGTAGTGCCCGTAGACGTTAACCCAGCAAATTGTGGTGTAGCAGAAGTAGCAACCGATTGGCCGATAGCAACAGTTGGTGTCGCTCCTTCAAAACCTGAACCAGTAACAGTGACACCAGTGCCAGCAGTAACTCCCGCAACATAATTTCCTGTGGTATCAGTACCAAGATCAACAGTATCAGCCGGTAAATGCACCATTTTCTCCCAACCACAAGGTATCTCCAGCGGTATACCCCGTTGATAGGTCAATACCATCTACATATCCACGGGTAACAATGGGTCCATTGTTACTAGCAGTAATGTTTGCCCCAGCAACACCAATGGTCTTAGATGAGGTTGTGTCACTGTTATTGTCTGCCCGCTTTACAGTTGCGTGATCTCCAGTAGCACCAAACAGGTAGACACAAGTACCAGTTGTAATCGTGGTCGATTCAACGTTACGCACATAAGAAACTAGAGGGATATGGCTATTTACCCACGATGTGCCGTTGTATGAAAGCCCTTGAAACTCCTCGGGAGCCGTAACTACAACGTCGGAAAGATCGTCCAATGCGCCAACACTGGAACCACCACCCGCAGAGGCCGCACCAAATTTTGTACCATCATATTTAAGGACATCACCAGTAATGGCTCCTGCCGTATCAATTTCAACCCCCTTAACAAAGAGGGACTTTAAAAAGTTAGCCATAGGGCTCCTTTAAAACGACTTATTATGCAAGTATAACAACTCGATACTTGTTAGCATCAGGAGCTGTAGCAAAATAAACAGTTGTAGTCGTGTTGGTGTTAACGATGTCGGCGTACACAACTTCACCTGTATAAACGTCGTACACTGCTACTGAAATGTCAGCGGTGCCAAGTCCGTGTGTAAGGGCGTACGAAGTAGCACTGGTAGCCAGAGTCTCAGCGTGCTTCTTCTTTGTCCACGCTGGGGCGCTTGCACCTGCAGTAAGAACATACCCTGAGGTACCAAGCCCTAACGTAGTGGTTGTAGACGCACCACTCTGGTATACCAATGAGCCAGCGGCACCGCCAGTGACGTTGGTGGCGGTAGTAGCAGTCGAGGAGTTACCTGTGTACTCCGTTGCCGATAGCACTTGGGTACCAGCAATCTTAAGAACCTTGCCCGAAGCCAGGTCGATGTTCTCAGAGGATGTCCACGAGCTGGTCGACGATACCCAGTTCCATGTCTTATCACCATCTACACCACCTGCAACAGTGATACCTCCACCGTTTGCAGTGCTGTTAGTTGGGGTGGTTACAGACCCCAAAACGATGTTTAGATCGTCTACGGTAACGGTGGTGCTGTTAATGGTGGTGGTTGTACCGTTTACAACTAGGTCACCGGCAATTGTGGTAGTGCTGTTTGCAGCACCAATGTTTACAGCAGTGGCTGCACCGGCGAAGTTAACGGTGGTAGCAGTGGTGTTAACAAGGTCAAACGAAGTAGACGCAGTTGTAATACTGGTGCTAATAGCTGGGGAAATGCTGAAAACTGCCTTAGCACCAGTTGAGTACCCAGTCTCATCTGACAGCACCGTGGCAAGTTGCGCTGAAGTGGTGGTGCCTGTACCAAACTGGCTTAACCCAGTAGTGGTTACGGCTATGTCAGTAATTACACCACTGTTTCCGTTTACGCTGACAACACCAGTACTGGAAGTTAAGTATGTGTTGGTGTCTAGGGCCCAGGTGTCTGCAGCGGTCTTTTTAAGAAAACCAGAAGTACCTGTAAGCGCGGCAATTGCCGTAAGGTCAGCGTCTACTGGTTGCCAAGTACCAGAGGGACCAACTGATAGTTCTACCCAGGCGCTTCCGTTGTAGTACTTAAGCTTGTTAACTCCGCTAGAGGTGTCAAAGTACAGACCACCCAGCTTTGCGCTGGCTGATGGAGCGGTACCGGCATTATGAATTACAACGTTCTGTAGCTCATTACCAGTTAGATCAATGTTTGTAAGAAACTTAGACATGGAACCTCACGATAGGTAGGCTTTTCCACCAAAGGAAGAGCTGAATGACACGGTTACAACGTTTTGTGATACATATGTTACATCACCTATGACGTAGTTACCGCCGCTGTCTACAACTGAAACAGCGGGGAAAAACCCAAGATTGTGGTTTATAGTCCATGTTGTAGAAGATACTATTTGATTATGTATGTATGAGGAGCCTACTGGCAAAACAAAGTTAAGAACTTGGTTGGGGGCTGTTCCAGTTATAGTTACAGCCGCTGGGCCAGAAGAAACAGTTCCCACTGTTAAAGTGTTTGGTGGTCCTGCTACTCCCGGATCGTGTATTTCTAAAATTTGCTCAATTGGCTTTTCAACTGTAGAGACAGTTTTAGTCTTAGTAACTGTTACGTAGCTATTTGAAGGTTTAGATACTTCTACAGTGCTCATGTTGGGGGTACCGATATTGCTTCTTCTACTACTACTACACCGGATGCCAAACAGTCCCAGTCTCCAGCAGAGTCTTTGACAAACATGTCAAAGTTATGACGACCTGCAGGTACTGTATTTTTATCCGAAACGTGTAGTTCAAGTGTGGCACCAGCTATTGGTGCAATATACCCACGTCTGTTACCAGCTAACCCAATAACTGTTGCTTCGGATGGGGTTGATGAGTACCATCTAAGGTCAAGTACAGTAGCCCCAGAAGAGTCTTTTGCCTGCATAAAGGCATCTTGTACTGCGATGATTGCACCTGTGCTGTCTCTCCAGGTAAAGTTTCTACGGAAGTCCACACGCTGTTTAAACCTGATTTCCATAGCCTGTGTATCCTCCAATGGAGTAATGTTCTCCAATCCTGTAACAGTAATTGTACCCCGAGCAACGGGTCTGGTTACCTCTTCGCTAGCTCCTGAGTATGGAGCCTTTCTTGGATAAGTTGCCAATACATCATATTCCAAGTTACCAGTAGGTAGGTCTGTGGTCTCTTCCTCGGTTAATCCAAGGAGTATTCCCCCTTCTGCCGTAAGAGTAATATTAAATTCTTTGCGGCCAGTAGTGCTGGTTTTGATGCTGCCGCGTGCAGATGTGGGGAAAATGACTCTATGAGTACGTTGATCACGTACTATGATCAAGCGCTCCCACGGCAACCCTTTAGATATGGAATAATTAACTGTATTAGTCATGGTTCCATTCTAGCCTAAGAATGTGGGGTGGGCCATCCTCAGATAGCCCACCCCAATCGGACTCCGTGTTAATAATTATACACTTTTCTTTCGTGTTTTTGCTGCCTCTAGATTAGTTACCCGCCCATCTAGTCGATCTACCTTCTCATCAAGGCGGTCTACCTTACCGTCCATGCGGTCTTGCTTATGCTCTATTCTCTCTAAGACCTTCATGTTTTGGCCGTGTTGTTCGGTGTTTCGCTTATCAAAGCGATGTAGAAACCACATTACGGGTCCACCTATCAAAGCGACCACAATTGGTATGTACACCGGCTCCATTACTCGCTATCCTCTTTTTTACCAGAAGACATAGCACGCCCAGCAGCCAAGCCAGTAAGGGCGCCGCCAATGCTAAACATGAGAGGCTCAAGTATTTTAAGAAATGCCGCATCATTTGGACTCTGCTCCGCAGGTTGATACACAAAGATTAATGAATATAGTAAAGCGCATACACTGAATAGAAGTACTCCGGCAAGTGTCATAATAACCACCGCTCTGGTTCGTGCCTCTAGATCTTCTGGAGATAAGCGCTTACGGGGCTGGTACAGTTGTCGTTGATTGGTTTCTTGGGTCATCTGCAGGGTTCCTATATCTGTCCGAACAGGCTGATAGAGCCAGTAATGTTGCTAATAATAGTACAGCTTTTTTCATTCCTCAGACTCCGTTTCTTTTGTAAAAAAGACACCGAGAAAGTGGATAATTAATGATACACCGGATATCCATAAACCTATTGCTTTTGTGGGACCACTTAATGTAATTAACACTAGGGCTGTTCCACCCAATGTCCATGACAGCGAAGACGTTTCTTTAAAGAATTTCTTAATCATCTAACTTTCCTTGAGCTAGTAGGGGTTGGCATTGCAAAACTGGCTGCAGCTGCAGCCACTATCACTCTTCGTGCTCCTACAGACACAGCAGACCCTGTTGGTACATAAGTGTCAAATTGGCCACCAAACACGTCCACTTCAGCTTCAAACTCTTCTTTTACGTCGTCTGGGGCGTTAGTCAACGCTTCAGAAAGCACTAATGCTTGTTCGTCAGACAGTTCTTCTGGGACAATTGCGTCAATTAGTTCTACTATCTGCTCTTCAGATAGTTCATTAAGTACTTCTTCGCTGAATACAGCGGCAATTGATTCCTCAGTTAGTTCACTTACTTCTATAGATTCTACTAGATCAGTGAGTTCTTCGTCTGAGAGATTTAGTATCTCTTCCTCAGAATCCAGAGGGCCAGTCTCCACAGGCACAATTGTCGGTGTGGTCGTGCTGGTAGACGAACTGGTTGACTCCGGTATGGAGGTGCTCGTAGACGTTGAGGCGACCGTTGTTGTAGTGGTAGTAGAAGGGGGAAGCGTTGGGGGGGTCACAGTAGGGACAGTCGGCAATGAGGGCGCTGTCGTAGTGGGCTCCACAGGAACACTGGGTAGTACCGGGGTAACAGATGTAACAGTCGGGGCCACAGTAACAGTCGTAGTTGTAGGTTCCGTCGTCGTAGTAGTCGGTGCTTCCGTAGTTGTCGAGGTACTCGTGGTAGTTGGGGGTTCCGTGACAGGTACAGTCGTTGTTGGGGCAGTGGTAGTACTGGTCGTCGTTGAAGTCGTGGATGTTGTAGTTTCCGGCCATGTCGTTGTTGTTTCTGGGATGTTAGTAGGGGTAGTGTTTAGTTCTACAGTATAGCTAGTACCATACCATGCGTCGGGGTTTCCACAGCACACACCTGTGCGAAGCCTGTATGAGCCCGGTTGGACGGCGACTTCAAGCCACGAATCCAGCCCAAAGAAATCGTCGTTCTGGGCGAGTAAGACACCATTTGCGTCGTATAGCCACAACATGGAGTCAATCCCGTACTCCCATGCGTAAGTACGTACCTTAAAATCAGAAGGTTCGGTGTACGTAAACCACAGATCATTAGCCCCAGTTACGGTGTAAGTGGCTAGTTCTGCTTTAGCAGAGCTGACTGGAAATATTGATAAAACTATTAAAGACCATTTTGAGATACTTATGATTCTTCCAAATAGCTTTTTAATCAATATACTCCTTCACAGCATGCGTCACGTCTACCACAGTCTTTGCACTTATAGTGTGCGTGTTCTGGAACCAGCTGACCACCACAGTAAACACACTGTGTAGAGGTATCACACTGCTTTTCGTCGCTCATGAGTACTTAGAAACTATCAAAGTAACTTCATAAGCTTGTGCGCCAACTTGCTTCACGTTAGTTACTGACACTCTACCCCAACCCTCTGCCGTAGCACGGCGCATAGCAATGCTACGCGCATCGTGCATCATTGGAGTGCTGATAGTGTAAGTAACAACCATGTTATCAATTATAACAGTGCCGGGTACGGGAGTTGAACCCGTCTACCGGTGTTTATAAGACACCTTGCGTCAACCGGACGCATCACCCGGCTAGCGGGGGCGCAACCATGTTTGCGGGCAGCGCCGTGTCTTTATATACTCAGGGTACGTATTGTCAATGTCAACAGGTATGAGTTTTTCACCAAGAACATGATACCCATCAGTATACAGCTTCCCACCCATTTGTCGAATATATTCTTGAATATGTGTTTCAGTGTGGGAAAAAGAAGCTGCTTTTAATTTTATAAACTCTTCGCCACCCAGCCAAGTAAAGTGCCAACCGTTGGCTACCGACCTAGTAGTCGTGCGCATTCGCCTCCACGCGCTTATACTCAAGTTATTTAAAGTCTTTTTGTGACTAACTACAATTCCAGTAATTGTTTCTGGGTGTTCCCAATCAACAGCCATAGAATAGAACGCATGATCAAGCACGATTATTTCCCCATAACGCAGGGTGTTAGGTAAGTTTGTAATAAACTCTCTAGTCGGTATTTCGTCTACGTCACCGTGTAGGATAATTGTGTCGTCACTAAGTTCTTGTAAATACGTTTTTAAAGAATCCCTAGCGGCGTACTCCCTTTCCCATGGATAAACCGATCTAAGTTATTTTTGTATATTAGGGGTTTTGAAGATCCTTGAAAAGTTACTGAAGATTCAATAAGATAAAACTTGTCAACTACATCGTAGAGCTCAATTAGGCGGCACTCAAGCATGTCAAGTTCCCAGCCAAATAAAAAGCTATCAACAATCATACATACCGTTTGTCTATAACAAATATTAGTTCGTCGTTTATGCTATTGCGTCCTGGAACCCATCGGCGGTCAATACCATAGCTGTATGGTTTTAACGAATCAGGGGTTGCCTCAGTAAGCGCTGGTATCCATTCAGGGTGGGGTATATCCTCTACTACTAGTATTCCATTTGGTGATAACAACGAACTATATTTATTAACAAAATACTGTTGAGATTCAAGGGTGTGAGGGCCGTCATCTATCATAAAATCAAACTTAATATGTGACACTTTGCCTAGAGCCTCCTCAGAGTACGCGTCTAGGTATACAGGAGAGATGCGGTCTTCTCCTTTAAATCCGTTGCAGTTGTCGTGAACGTCCATGCAGTGAATCGTTGCGTTTGGAAAGTAGGATTTCCACATGCGTATTGAGCCGCCCCAATAAATACCAATTTCAAGAACATTCTTTGCGGTGTTTCGTATTGGTTCTAATAGGGCTTCATACACGTGTATATACTGGTGAGCCGACAGTTTGTCGGTATCTTTAGCAAAATCACATAGTCTTGTCATTGTAAACCTTTCTAACGTCAGCTCAATTATAGTACTAAAGGGGTCAATATGGGAACATTAATTGCAATTCCAACTAGATCAAATTGGCAAATGTTATCTCCGTTGTTATCTTTTTTAAAAAACTATGATGTTGTCATATACGACAACGGTCACACTTCTGAAGAAGGCGTATCTGCCATAAACAACCATCAGGGAGAAATAGTCAACGCCCACGGTTGGAAATTCTACAGAATGTGGAACGACGCCTGGAAAAAGGCCCACGAAAATGGTTATGAGTCTGTAACTCTATTAAATGATGACATAGAACTTCACGAAAACTCAATAGAGGTGGCCCAACGTGTTTTGATGGATGATCCAACTGTGGGTATTGTTGGTCTTAATTACAATAGGAGTTTGTCTGACGGATCAGACTTTACCGCTGGGTTTAAACAATGTGATGGATCATATAGAAAATATGGAATTTGGGGTTGTGCATTTTTAGTAAAAAGTAACCTATGGGGGGTAGTTCCGCCAATAGATGAAGGTTATAACCTATGGTACGGAGATGATGAGCTGTTTGAAAACACAATTCGCCATGGTTACAGAATCGGTATAGCTTTAGGAGCTCCAGTTCTTCACTACGCGTCAACTACCGCTTCGGCTCATCCAGAACTGTTAGCTATGACCGGAGATGACGCAGAACTGTTCTACAGTAAATTTAATAATTAAATTACTACAGTTCTGTTCCTAAGAATTCCTTAGCGTCCATAGCGTAGCATGGGTCGTCGCTCAAAGACCAATCCCATCTCCAGCGAATTCTTGAGTAAACCCTTTTTGAAGCAAGTAAATAACCAGCTGTATTCCAATGTTCTTGTACTGGAAATGGGTATTTGTCAACAACAGGCCCTGATAGGCAGTATGTGCCCACTTCACCACCTACTAAATCGTGGTTCATTTCAAGAAGTTTGGGGAAAGTCTGCTGATCAGGAGTTGTGTCAGAGTCTAGGAACAAAATATGACTGGCGTGCCTTGCTAATGCAAAATCTTGCACAATATTCCTTCCAGCGCATATATGCGGGATTCTATTGCCACTAGTAACCTCAGTCCTGGTGTCATCGTAAGAATATGAGAAATATTGACCGTTTATTAGGTTTAAAGAGTCAATTAATGGCTTAAATGGCTCTAATCCGCGCTTATCTACCTCAATAGCAGCAAAATAGCAAACCTCTTCGTTGTGGCTGGCTTTAAGCAATTCAAGGTTAGTAAGCCAACTTGCCCAAAGTGGCTGTTGGTCCATTGCAAAAGCAGTTAAAGTGGTACCCACTACGATCATTATGCCTCCTAGTTTAACTATTTATGATTTTTAAGCAATTTTTAGCCTAAAACACCTAATTTACACTATTTTTCCTCGTTTGCTGACTGTTCAAGGGCTTTTATACCCTCTTGAACGTCATCATACTGCCTAACTGCTGTCTTTGTTATGTCACCAGTGGGTCCAGCTAGTCGACTTACCATACCGCGCTCGACCATTTCGGCTCTTTTACGAGATGAAACACCCCAAAATGGTGATTTAACAGGCCCTTTAGGCCCAATTATGTTAACTTGCCAGTCAGATGAGCCCTCATAAAGTGGTGTTATGTGAGTTTTTACGGATGGTTGATCTAGTGAGTCTTCACCAATAGCGTATTCTCGGTGTGTTCTTTGCCCATCATCCGATGTTAAGTCTCTAACCATCGTAAAATGCATGTCCTGAGCGTAGAATTGTCGTGGGTTTAGAGGAGAAACCTTCTTACGCCCACTCATGCTCGGGTGGTTACGCCTGCGCACTTCCTGAGGAGTAGACTCATCTGGCTCGTCGTCACCTTCGTCGTCGTCAAATGTTGTGTTCATAGCTCATCCTTAATACAATAATTAGCAATTTCCGCCGTTACACGCGCAGTTGTTGCTTCCGTGAGAAAAGCTCCCGTATCTGGTGTTAGTAGAACATGCTTTCCAGTCAGGTTTGTTAATAACGTTACCTTCATCGTCCATGCGGTCCACATCAGGGTTGGTCCTGTAGAACCACTCAGCATTCAGTTTGGCGTCATTTGCAGGCTTAGACAATGCTTCATAGCGTTTATTATGCTCAGCTATCTCTTTACGCTTCTTACCAATTAGATTGTGTTCAGTAATGTCGTCAATCCGACTAGGGTTATAACCTTTATACGGGTCGTCACGGTACCCTGCCTTCAATACTTCTTCATCAGACAGTTTTTTCATTTTAGCCATAGTCGCCTCGGTCAAACCGGCAAATTTTTACTACCCCAACTATACATCAACCTCTCGTTGGGAAGTATTCGTCTGGGTGGATCTTGGCCCAAGTACCGGTCTTCAAGTCAATTACGTCTTCATCAAACTCTTCAA